ATAGAATTCATGTTTTATTTACTAGTCATAATGCTATGGAAGGTCAATATACTGGAACCATGATAAGAAGCTGTAGTAATTGGGTGCTATTCACAAATACAATTAATAAAAATATAGAAAGATGTGCAATTAATTATTTTGATTTTACTAAACCACAATTTAATAGATTAAAAGAATTAGCCGAGAAAGAAAATTCACACTGGATTAGTGTAGCTACAACAATACCAAAAATTATAATTACAGAACATAGTATTTTTAAATTAGAAGATTTATAATCTATACTAGGTATGCGGGTGAAAATCTTTTCTTATTTCAAACATAATCATTTTTCATACCCGCATTTTTAGTATATATATAAAATATATTATTAAAAATCTTATTTATATATAATGAATGAAAGTATATCAAATAGACAAATAAAAAACCTATTTAATAATCAATGTAATTGTATATCTTACGACGAATTACATAATTATAGATCATTAAAACAGTTGTTATATCCTTATGGATTTGCTATTGTATTATATATATGGGACGATATTCCTAATTATAATGGGCATTGGGTCTATATTGGATATGGTAAGAACAAAGACCAAGGAAAAATAATTTTATTTGACAGTTTAGGACACGACGACATAGATTTAAATAAAAAGGTAGATTATCCAACCTCTATAAGAACTCACCAAGATTACCCATATTTAAGTAAATTAATATTAGATAGTAAGAGCGATCTACTTTATAATCCAAATCAAATACAGCAGTCTAATAGTGCTGTTTGTGCTCGTTATTCTTGTTATTGTGCATTAAACTTAGATAAATTTAAAGATTTTGAAGAGTTTCTCAATTTATTTAATAAATCCAAACTCATAAACGATAAATTAATATTAAAATTAACCGAGCGTTATTTTTAAAAAGTATAAAAAAAATCTATACTATTATAATGTTTAATAAATTTGATTTTGCTAAAATTTATAAATTAACAAATGATACAACTAATAAAATATATATTGGTTCAACTTGCGAACGATATTTATGTAATAGAATGGCGAAACATAGAAATAATTATTTAAGATATACTAATAATAAAACACATAAAACAACAGCCTCAGAAATATTAAAATTAGATGGTATAACTAAAATAGAATTATTAGAAAATGTAATATGTACTAATTTACAAGAATTATGCAAGAGAGAACGATATTATATAGAATTAAATAAGGATATAGTAGTAAATAAAAATATTCCAACAAGAACAAGAAAAGAACGAGAGCAAATAAAAAAAATTAACAATAGTTTAAATTAATATATATTAAATTTTTCTAACTTTTAATATATATATGTCTGAAACAAATACACCTATTTATATAAATTTAGCCGTTAATACTGGTATTAATAGTAATGCTTCTCAGAATCTAGATAATAGTCCTGCTGAAATAAACTTCTCTAACGAGGATGTTATAGCGGTAGATCCAAGTCAATATTATTTAAGTTTAAATAGAGCATTATTAAACACAAGTCTAATACCAATGTATATTTTTCCTATTCAAAATGGTAAAACACAAACAGATATTAATTTAAGTCCTTTTAAAATTAGGTTTGAATATTATAACTCTTCAGGATTATTAATTTATGGTTTAACTAGTCCTATTATTTATAAATCTCAGGTATTAGATAAAAACCCTTTTCCTCCATCTCAAAATAATGGATTACAAGATTTTATAAATAGTCCATTATATTACTATGTTTATGATATTGATTGGATATTAAATATATTTAATACTAATATTAAATCAGTATTTGCTACATTTTGCACTAATTTACTTTCTTCTGGTGTTACAGTCAATAATACACAATTTCCATTTTATACCTATAGTAGTTCAACTCGTTTATTTAGTTTGAATTTTCCTATATCTTTATACGACCAAAATGCATTGCCTCAAATTAGTTTTTATATGGATAGCACTAGTGGCGATTTATTTGGTTGTCCTAGAAATATATATACTCAGGAGAAAGATACTAATTATTTAATGTTATGCTACGATGTATATAATAATACTGTAGATTATAATAATGAAAATTATTATACTATGACTGCTTCACAAAATCAATTTAATATCTGGTGTCCAGTTAAACGAATATTATTTAGTATTACTGATTTACCAGTAAGACTAGAGATAGAAAATTCATTTACTAATATAGCTTTTACTGCTCAGGATAATAATAGTTTAAGTTCTATCAATAGACCTAATTTAAATATATTCTTCGATCTAAGTGTAAACCAAGATGAATGGGCACTAAATAGAAATGTAGTTCAGTATGCCGTTAGTTCTATTGCTGAAAGTCGTTTAGTTAATTTGGGAAGTGGTTCATATATTAGAAACTTTACAATTAATATTTTTTGGACTGATACATTTGGTAATTATAGACCATTACTAGCCTCTCCAAATTCTCAAAATAATCTAAAATTAGTTTTATACTCTAAAAAGACTATGCTAGTATAAAATATATAAGATTTTTTAGGATTTAGTTTTTTATTTAATTATAAAATTTCTCTTTTATAATTATATATATAAATGTCTCAAATGCCTTTAGCAACTGTTATAGAGCCCGTTCTCGATTTTACATCTAAGGAAAGTTATTTAGTCCATAGTAATAAAGCGGATGCAGGTTTCCAGAATCAAATTCCTATTAACTCTTATTCTGGTTCTCTTATTAGTGTTAAATTAAATCTTAGTAATGCTTTAGCTCAAGTATTGGATAGAATTATAACTATGGATTGTCAGGTGCAATATCAAGTTTCAGGATCTCGTCTTAATGCTTCTGCTAATACTCCTCTTCTTTGCGATAATGAGTTCGGCGTAAAATCTAATGCCTTTCAGAAAGCTTGTTCAATTACAACTATTTTAATGGGTTCCGCTTCTTCTTATTCTTTTGATACTCAAAATGGTATTATAGTCTCTGCTCTTGAAGCAAGTTGCCCAATGATGCCATATAATAGACAATTACAGTCCATCGATAATACTATGATAGATAATGTAATGAATTTTGACGATGTTCTCTATACTAATAGAAGTGTTTTAGGTTTGTATAGTAGTAATACTGGTTGCGAACTTGGTAGAGCTTCCTACGATATTGAAATCCTTACTAATACTCCTACCTCTGCTACTTTTAACGTAAATTATAGATTTTATGTAGCAGTAGCACCTTTGATATCTACTATTCATGTCAATTCTAATGAAATTGGTTTTACTCATATCGATAGTTTAAATCTAAACTTCCAATTAGGAAACTTGGCAACTAGAACTCTAAGTTTTGCCAGAAATACTAATAATGGTATTCTTAAAATAGATAATATTAATGCTTTGTTTGGACCAAATTTCCCAGTTAGACAGCCTACAGTTCAATTTACAACCTATAACATTATGAAAGAGTTCGTTTTGCCTAGCGAAGTAATGTACCCCCTTGCATCATTAGATCGTTACTCGACATTAGTAAGTATCCCTAGAGGAACTTCTGCTATTGTTTCTACCCCTGTTGTTAGTTTGAATAGTGTTCCTTCTTATGTTCTTTTGTTTGCTTGTTATCCTACCAATTTATACAATTCTCAAAATATTACAGTTCCTAATGACCCTAATCCTGTCCATGCAACTCAGTTAACAGATTCATTTTGCCCAATATCAGCGGTGCAAAGTCAGGTTAATGGGGTCCAATTGCTATCTAATTCTACATCTGAAACTCTCTACCGTCAATATTTACAAAATGGAGGCAATAAGACCTATCAAGAATTTAGAGGAACTAAACTCATTAAAACTCTTTTGGATCCTAGTGGACAACCTAAATATCTCTACCCTGCATCTGCCCCTGTTAAATTGAATTTCTCAAATGATTTAATCGTCCGTTCTCCATCTGGTGGAGTTCTTTCTCCAGGCTGTAACTATAAGTTCAATATATCGTTCCCATCTGTAACCGTTACGAATACTACTCCGTACTCGGATACTTTAGAACTTTTTATGGTATTCGTTTACCCCCAAATCGTAGTTTTATCAGGAATAAATAACTCGCAGATACTAGTCGCGCCTCTTAGCGTTGAACAGTGCTTAGCAGTGGAAAATGAAAAGCCATCCGCGCATTACTCGCAAGTTAACAGTCATGACTGGTATGGTTGGGGAGGTGCAATGCATAAACTTATGAGCCATAGTAAGATCGCACATAAGATTAGAAAACATAGATTACATAGTAAACATATGAAACATGCTATGCAAAGTGTTTTAGGTATGGGTGTCTCTGGTGGAATGCATCATAGAGGTATGGGTATGAAAAAGCATTCTAAGAAACACTCAAGAAAGTCAGCTCTTAAGTTTCAATAAATTTTCAAATTTATAAAAATTATTATTTATATATTCTCTTAATATATATATAATAATGTCCGCAAATTTAACCTCTAATAATAAATACTGGAATTTATCTGCTAACACATTAAATTTAAATGGATTGGATGTTCAGACTGAGATAGATAATTTAAAAAATCTAGCTGATAATGCTTGGGATAATACTAATTCTGGTTCAGTTGAAACTTCAACTGGTTTAGTTCTAACAACTGATGGCGTTGTAAATGGAGCTATTGCTAATGGTTCTCTTTCTACGACATACGACGACCAAACAAATATAACAAAATTTATTGTAGCTAATCCTGAGGCACCTAATCAATTAGAATTAGGAATAGATAAAATAGGTAATGCATCTATTAGTAATAATAGTCAAAGTATAAATATTAATGGTAGTTATTTTAATATTAATAGTGGGAATGATCTAACTATAGTTCCATCAAATCATAATTTAGTAGTTAATGGAAATGTTATATTAGATGAAGGTTATGCAATAGCTTTTAATAATTTAGTAGATATAAACAATATGAAAATATACCATGATAGCCCTTCAAATGGGGATTTTATTTTTAATAATGGTGTAGGTTCTAAAGAACAACATACAGGCTCTAGTGGTTATTGGTTCGATAATCAAATATATATGAATGGTGTTCCTATTGGTGGAGGAAATGCACAATTATTACCATACCTAGAAGCTCTACAGGTTCCAAGTGCTGGGACTTTTAATGTTCCACCATGTGTTATAAATCCATCTCAAAATTTTTTATGTCGAGGAGATGTTATTTCTTCGTCAAATGCTCAAGCTTATTCATTAAATACATTAGCCTCTCAAATGGCTCAAGTTATTGAAGTTATTAAGAATTTAACAGGTATTCAAATAAGTTAATTTGAATCTATTTTCTCCTCGTCCTTTTTCTCGTGTTTATGTTTATGTTTATGGTGCTTCTTTTCTATTACAATTGTATCAACGCAACATGTACTAATACAGGTATTTTTCATTTTGATACTATTAAAAAAATGTCTTAATCTTTCACAGATATTACCCATATTATATAAATATAGATTTTATTATTTTATTTCTATACTAAGAATGCGGGTGAAAATCTTTTCTTATTTCAAACATAATCGATTTTCATACCCGCATTTTTAGTATATATATAATAAAATAATTCTAATAAAAATAATCTATTATAATAATATATATAATGGCTGTTAATCTTGTTCCTGATAAATTAAATTTGACCGCTGGGGCTGGTGCTGGAAATACTTTTCAAATTTTGCAAAATACCGCTGATGCTAATGTGTCTATAACTGCTGGGACTAATGCTTATGTAGATTTTGTTCCTGAATTAAAATGTTCTAGTACTGCTGGTATTGTTGCCAGTGCTGGAGATGTTCAATCATATGACGCAGTAGGGGCTAAAACTTATTCTCTTAATACTGTTGCTCAAGTTCAAACAACTCAATCTGGTCAAATAGCTAATATTATATCAGTTCTTAATACTGCTTTCGGTCTTTCATTATCTTAAATTATATATAATAAATTTATCTAATATTATATATATATGTCTCTTATTCCTCAAAAATTAAATTTACAAAATGGAAATAATATATTTACAATTAATAACGACGCAACTGCTTTACAATTATATAATAAATATGAGTTACCTAATTCTACTCCTTCAAATAATCAAGTTATGATTTGGGGTTCTGGTGGTGTTCCATCTTTTACAACATTAAATAGCGATGCTAATCAGATATTCGTTTCATCGGTTTCAGGTAATGATACTACTAATTCAGGTAATATATACGCTCCATTATTAACAATAGGACAAGCTTTAACCTTAGCTAATTCTATTCCAGATAGTAATGTAG